ACCCGCACCCGCTCCGTGCCACCCGTCGAGATCGCCAGCGTGTCATCGGCAGGATGGAACAGGCCCGTGTTCGTGTCACCCGTGTTCGTAATCGACGGGGCAGACGCCGACCCGTCAGGGAACTGAGCGACGCCAGTAAATGTAGGGTTAGCGGCATTCGCCTTATTGCCCAAATCAGTCGTCAAATTAGTGACAGACGCCTGGGCAATAGCCGAGATCGTGTTTGACGCCCCACTGATCGTCTTATTCGTCAAAGTCTGCGCGTCAGTAGTACCCACCACAGCAGACGAAGACCCCAGGCCATGAACACCAGTCGAATCATTCACATGGTCATTAGCCTCATCGAAATCACGAGCTGACACACCATGACGGAACGAAGCACCCGCATTATGGGCAACAGCAGCAGTGCCATCCACCCCACGAGTCACCGTCAACGTCGTACCCGCAACATTCGTAACCTCAACAACCTCCTCAGAGGCCGTATCAGCATCAAGAATCGCCGTCCACGGAGTCGTATTCGGGAACCCCGACAGGGCAGTAACAGTAATCGACGTAGCGACATTCGACGCTGACCCAGCCAGAGTCGTCTCCACCGCCGTCGAAGAGTAATACCTTCTAGGCATCTATCCTACTTCCGATAGTGAATGGGTGTATTAAGGTTGTCACGGAAACGAGCAATCTCCTCAGTTAGACGCTGCTGATACAGCGCATACAACGTGCGAGCAACATTCGAGGCAGAACCAATCTGACGGCGCTCATCAAAGAAGCCTGCCTGCACAGAACTCGGATCCAGCAGTGCCACATCAATTGACGACACAAGTCGGACAGCCGTCCCCAGGGCAACAACATCCCGGCACGAGGCAGGGAAACCAGTCGTCCCCGTGAGCGTGTCCGACCCTGCTGACAGGTCCGTCGGCTCCTTCAAGAACCTCACCTGAACTGTCCTGCCAGGAACAATCGCATCCCCAACTGTGATCGTCTTCCCCGTTGCGTAAGCGGAAGCAGCAGCAGACGTATCAGCCTGCCAGCGCCTCACTGTCTCCCAGCGGCCCGAAGGGCCAACCGTCTGCCAAGTCACCTGAAAGATGCTCTTCACAGTCGCAGGAATCGAATAGGTACTCTTTGAAGCCAGGAACGTGAACGTCGTCACATCCTGGGCCTTCAACTCCACACCCATCGACTGGATCGTGTCATTGATTGCACGCTTCACATAGTGGCGAGGGAACAGTGGACTGTAGGTGACACGAGTATTCTCCGCGTGAGAAACGGCAGTAGAACCGTCAGCGCCACGACCCCAAGGCTGCAACACCACACTATTCCCGGCAACAGAATCCACATACACGATCTCGTCACCGACCTCAGCCCGACCCAAACCCAGGCGAGTACCATTACCCACCGTCATAGTCGTGCCAGAAGCATTCAAGTTTGAAGACAGGTACGTCACCTGTTCCTGGGAGCGCACATACCCGCGCAGCATCGACAGAACATCCTCTGTCAACTCATCAAACGTCGTCACAGGTACTCCTCCGTGGTCACGAACTCTTCCGTCACCGTGTAGCCCTCAGCAATAAGCTCGGCCTTCAACGCATCACCCAGGACATGGTCACGACCACCAGCTAGGTACACCTGTGCTGCACGAGTGCGCTCAAGGTCAGGGTGAGCCACCTCCGACCACACCCCGTCTTCCTTCAGCAGGCTGATGCCCTCATACTCCTTGAACAGCCTCCATTGGTAAGTGTTCCTGGGAGGCCGGAAGATCCAGCCCTTCTTCGTCACGGTCGCATCACCGAAACCATCAGACGGGTCAATCGCGCCTGGAACGATGACTAGCGTGACGACTGTGGACGGGTCACCAAGTTGCGTGGCTTCAGCAAAGCCCTGCGGTGACATCACATGAGCTGCACGGGGAGTACCAACAGACCCCGAAGACGCAAACCCAGTCGCTGCTATAGACGCGGTGGTCGTTGCCTGCCCAAACGCAACACCGGACGGGATGCCGTAAGCAATCGGCCCCAAGGTAATCGTAGGGGAGCCAGTCGCGAGGGAACTCGCCATCGCGCCAGGTTTCACCTGGGCCACGGTCCTGCCAGAACCCACCGATCCCGCAGACGGCACCCCAACGGCGTACAGCGCCATCAAGACAGGAACAGTCGTATACCCGAGGACAACCAGCGGCTGCTCAGTCACATCGTGCGTTCCCTCGGGAGTGATCCCTAAGGAACCAACAACCTCTTCCGTGATGTCAGACATAGCCGCGCCTACAGGCTAAAGATCCTGCTGGCTCCGTTGTCCCACACGACCGAGATGTCCCCACCAGCAGGCTTGATCGGGATGCCCGTGCCCGTGTCGATCCAGGCAATCAGGCGCTGGCTAGACGCATCAACATCAGCACCACCAGCAGGAGCAGAAGCCTGATAGACCAAGATCGAATGATCATTACTGTTAGATGCGGGTGTCGTGAAGGTGACATCATCCGCGTCAAAGACACCATTCGTCACCGACTTGCCCGTGAGGGCACCAGACGTAGCATGCAGCGTGCCTCCGGCACCGGTCACATCAGACACCGTGTTGTGAGACGAGCCGTATGTGTATCCACGCACCAAAGCCACCTTGATCACCGCCGTGTCAAGGTCAATTGTTCCCTCAAGGAAGCCTTCCTTGGCCTTAGGGAAGACAGCGTTCGCCACCTGTACTCCTTAGAATTGAACTACCTGCCCCGTCTTAGGGCTGTAATGGGCACCGTTGCTGAAGGTGTTGTTTGTTGCATCAAAGGCAGCGCCTGCCTTCTCCGATATCTCAATCGCCTTATGGATATCGGGAGTCCTAGTTGTCGCAGGCTGAATCCCTGCCGACCTCGCGGTCTTGTACAGATCCAGTTCAGCCTGCTTGCCACGTTCCCTGGTCCGGTCAATGCCCAGGTGTGACTTACCCCAGCCCACTCGCAGAGAAGCCGATCTCAGGCAATCCCCATAAGAGGCATGGTCTTTCGTAATACATCCGGTCCTACAAGCCATACAGATAAATCCTTCCAACGCCTGTAGGGGCCACCCCCACTATTTGAGGTGACCCCTACAGGTTGATCAGTTAGATCAGGATGCGTTGATCGAGCTCGAAGACTCGATGCGCCAGAGCGCCGCCTCGCGGTAACGCTTCCAGCCCAGAACGCCATACCAGCCCAGAGGGCGATGACGCATGAGCTTGTCAGTCACAGGACCGACAATGGTGTGCGGCTCCTCCGCGACAGCCTCAGCAAGCGCCTGCTTGCCAACGATGATCGTGCGGAACACGCGAGCCGACGAAGTACCATCGGTAGCGTTGAACATGCGCGGCGTCTCAATGAAGTACGCGCCGTCAATCGTACCGATGAAACCAGGCCAGAAGTTCTCCGAAGCGTCGTACTTGTGGAGATCCTGGAAACCTCCACCCGTCGTCTCGCTACGAATATCGTGCGAAACCTCAGGGTGAATGTATGCAGCGTAAAGGCTGCCCTGACGCGGAACAGCAAGACCCGCACGCAGCTTTGACACACAGAAACGAACATCCGTCAGAGCGATGGTGTCCGTGCCCTCAACCGTAGCGGTCGAAGACGGAGTGTCAGAACCGTCACGGGCGTAGCGCACGTTCGTGCCGCCACGAAGTTCCGTCATGGCAACCGCATCAAGCGAGTCAGCCATGTTGTAAGCAATGATGTCAGCCGCAGCAGGGTCAACATCAGACAGCGAGAACAGACCCAGCTTGCGGGTGAGCAGGGCAGCATTGCCGTACTCGTTAAGGGTCACCGTCACCGTGCTGGTGTTGCTCAGCGCAACAGCATCAGGATCGACGTTCTCAGTAAGGGTCGAAGTTGCGCGAGCCAGATCAGCATAAATCTGGAACACAACGGACGAACCCGGCATGGCCTGCTGCACAGGACGCTTATCGGCGATATCACGGATGAGCGGCTGCGAACGCAGAGCCATCTCAACGTAACGATCGTAAGCGGACTGCACGAGGTTAGTCATGCCAGTCTGATCAGAGATCGTAGCCGAACCAGTGTAGGTATTAGGCATAGTTGAGATTCACCACCTTTCGCGGTTAGTAGATTGGACTTGGTCAGTACACCGGGGGACCGCCAGCGTTCTGAAACAGAATCCTGTTCAGCTCTTCTGGCGTCTTCGCAGCGGCGATCAACGCCATCAACTGCGACTCGTCACCCACAGGTGCTTGTCCCGCGTTCACAACATCGTTGAACTGCTGATAGCCCTGGGGCACCTGAATGTCAGGCTGATTACCCATCTGCTCCTCGGCCTGCGATCCACCATTCACAGCCGCAGTGGGCTGGAACACATCGCTACGGTCATCGAGCCAAGACGTAATCTCTGCCTCGTTATTCAGACCCTCAGGGATCAAATCAGCGATCTTCGGGTTGTAGCCACGCGAGGTGAGAACTTCCTGCACGCTGCGCTTACGAGATTCAACTCGGAAACCTGTCAGTTCCTGTTCGAGTTCCTTGATGCGACGCTGCGCTGCCTTGTGCGCTTTACGCACCTGGGTCATAGCGCCGTCATCGTAATCATCGAAATCGTCAGGCAGGTCGTACTCATGCTGGGCCATATGCCCTCACCCTCTTCTCATCCGTGGAAGTCGCCACCCACACGCATCACTGGGGAAGTAGACGCATGGCTGTGGCTATCGGTCTTATGACGCACACCGGGGCCGATAGATCCGGTTGTGGGTGGAGGTGACGGGAATCGAACCCGTGTCTGGGTCTGTGTCCTTCGTGAGGCTTTACAGTCCCGCTATCCATTCACCCCCGAGGACGCCTACTGGCGTCCCGTGTGAACCCTGTACCAGCGGTAGTCATCCACGCTTAGAGGTTCCTTTCGACGGCGAGAGAACCCGCAGAAGCGCCGCTCGATCCAGTAAACCGGGCACGTTCCCTCTTCGCACGCCTCTCCGACGCGAGCTGCTTCTGTCGATCACCGAAAGCAGCATCCAAAGTGTCTGTCTGGTTAAACGCCTCACGGTCAATTCCAGCCAGGGTTGTTTCCCGGTCTGCGACCTTGCGTGCCTGGTCAAAGGTGCCCTCCAAGCGGGACATGGTTCCTATGTCAAATGGATTCTGAGTCTGACCCAGAGACGTACCACCGAGGCGTTCCGACAGAGCCTGATCCATGTTGAACCCTGCACGCTCACCAGCGGCACCAATCGCCGCAGCACGGGCACCAGTACGCACTTCCTCCTGATTGCGAGCCGCAGCCAAACGCACACCATTCTGATCAATCAGACCAAGCTGATAGGCCATCAGGTCGCCCTCACCCAGGTTGTAATACTGGCGCAGTTCCGCAGCGACTAGCGGGTTCAGCGTCTGCTTCGCAGCAATAACCCGCTCCTCAACTTCCCGCACCGACAGCCCTGCACCGATGAGGCGTGCGTAGTCGTCAAAGTTGTCGTAGTAGACAGGGGGCAGGCCGTACCTAGTCATAGTGTTTCGGAACTCACCCTCAAGGCGAATGTACTCACCCTCGCTCATGGCTTGCCCACGGGCAGAAAGTTCAGCCATGCCACCGAAACGCTTCGCGTAGATGTTCTTGGTTTCCTTGCTGGTGCGGAACTTCATCAGAAGTTTCTCGCCACCATCCATGCCATCTGAGTAGCCGTCACCAATCCAAGAATCAACACTCCTGAACAGTTCGTTGATCTCTTCCTGGGTGAAGCCGAAGGCTGTGGTGAAACCCATCCCCGTTAGGATTTCCTCGAACTCTTCACGGGCGAACTTGCGTTGCCCGTCCCGTGCAGAGGTGTCAGCAGGAGTGGCAACAAGGGAGCAAGTGTCAGAGACGCTGCCGTCAGCGTTAACAACATAGGTGCCCTGCCACTGAAAACCCTCAGGTGCAGCGCCCTTGACATCGGAACATGAACGCGCCTGGCCCTTGGTCCCGCCAGCCACGGGCGGCTGAATGGAAACCCGACCGTCCTGTTCCAGTTGCCACACACCATCCTGATCCTGATACCAAAACGATCCATCAGGCGCAGGGCCAGGAGGCTCAGGTGAGGGAGGGATAGGTGCAGGTTTAGGTTGCGGTCTGCGAACAGGCTGCGGCTCAGGTGAGGGAGGGATAGGTGCAGGTTTAGGTTGCGGTCTGCGAACAGGCTGCGGCTCAGGT